GAAAGATAACACTGCAAATGCTAGCGTCAACGCCCAATATCAAACTTTCAAGTATATTGTTTCTTCTTCTTCCGGAGAACGCTGGGGTAATAGTGATAAGATGCCAGGGCTGAGGGTATACACAGCTTCTCTCAATCCCGCTAGCTCTCACTATATTGCAAAAGCATTAAACGTCGAGCCGGATCTATTCGAGCAAGAACAACACATACTTTATCTGGATTATGCAGTTGAAGATGAACTTGCTCCAGTGAGCTTCCTTGATAATGCAATTGGTATTTTCTCAGGTTCTGGTGAAACCAACAATGTTGGTTTGGGTGATTCGTGGATGGATTCTTTTGGTAGATTCGATACTCGATATACGACGCCCAGGACTACAAATTTTATATCGCAGCCATTCGGTACTCAAGAGCACGATCTATTTTACTTCGAGTCTTTGAGCGACGGATCATATTCGAACGAAAAGCTTAAGCTTTCTATTAGTAATATTGTGGCTTCCACTGATGAAAATGATCTCTATGGGACGTTTAACGTTGAATTAAGAAAACTTCATGATTTAGATACGGCAAAAGAGTTTGTCGAGACATTTCCAAATCTGAGTCTCAATCCTAATAGCGATAGATTTATTGGAAAGCAAATTGGTGACATGAAAGCCAAATATGATTTCGACGCGGAAGATCCGCAAGAAAGAAGGCTCGTTGTCAGTGGAAAGTATCCCAATAAATCTGCTAATATCAGGGTCGTTATTAATGATAACGTATATCGAAAGAACACTCCTGCTACCGCGCTACCATTTGGATTCCGCGGTGTCCCAGTTATGAAACATTCGGATACATTGACTGATGTTAAGACTGGAATTATGTCGGCGGGTAAGGTGGTTACTACCGACGAAGCCCACAACCAAAGGTCTAGTGGATTTGCAGCTACAATAGGCGCAGATGATCCTCTAAATCTATTGCTTACTGGCGCCATCGTTCCCCCGCTACCCTTTAGATTCAAAGTAACGCGTGGAAAGACCAAGCAGTCTAGCTTGGGATACAAGGGCGCCGTTGGCGAGAACGAAAGAATTGATCCTCGGCTCTATTGGGGTACGATGACTGCCAGAATTCCGCTCAGCTCTTCCTACAGCACCAGTGGAATAACAACTCCAACGTTAGATCCAAACGCTGGCAGCACGTTCAATCCATTGGTCGCCGCATACACAAGGTTTAATGGAATAGAAAAGCTTGATAACTTGGTTTCTGGAACTGGCGCAGACGTATTCAATAATAATAAATTCACGCTCGCGAGAGTAGCGCTATACAATACTGAAACTAATCTTTCTACTATTACAGGATCTGCAAACGAGCACATGATTCAAGCAGCATATTTCCGAAAGTCCGAACCAGATGGTGGAGACTATACGGTTCTTGATTCCGTTGGCTCTAGGGGAAATCGAGTTACTTTTGCCTCTTTGATTCAATCTAGCTCTATTAAGTTCAACAGATTTACTGATTATGCTAAGTTTACCAACTTGTTCTATGGCGGGTTTGATGGACTTAACGTTCTTGATAAAGATATTAGACTGATGAGAGACCGCGCAGCTTCTACCGACTCAGGTGGAAAGGCCGGTGCGGACTTCACCGGAGGTCTTGGGCTGGCGGGAACTGATGACGGAACAATGTCTGGGGCTGGTTCATTAAACAATATTATCTTCTCTTACCGAAAAGCAGTAGAGTTGATGACCGATCCCATGGTTGTTAATACCAATTTGCTATCAATTCCTGGAATTAGAGATCCATTTGTTACAGATTATGCAGCTAGATTAAACCAGGATTATTCAATGGCGATGTTCGTGATGGACATTCAGCAGTACGACGAAGATGAAAATAGACTATTCGATGATTCGGATGCTTTCAGCAATCCCCGCGAAACTGCAGAACAATTTGAAAGCCGCGGGGTTGATAACAATTATGCGGCCACTTACTATCCAGATGTATTCTTAATGGATCCAGTAAACAACATGAACGTGAGAGTACCCTCTTCAGTGGTCGCCTACGGCGCTCTCGGCTATAATGATGCCGTAGCATATCCGTGGTTTGCTCCCGCAGGGTTTAACCGCGGTTCTCTTGCTGGGGGTGTTAACACCGAGGTGAGACTGACGACTGCAGATAGAGACACACTCTATGATGCAAGGATTAATCCGATTGCAAACTTCCCACAGGGCGGTTTCGTAATCTTTGGACAGAAGACGCTGCAAAAAGCCAAGTCTGCACTTGATAGAGTTAATGTCCGGCGAATGCTCTTAGAAGTGAAGCGATTGGTAGTTCAAATTGCAGATAAACTGCTATTCGAGCCCAACACGCCACAGACTAGACAGCGTTTCGTAGGACAGATTGCTCCTATTTTGGCGCTAGTCCAGTCGCAGCAAGGAATTGAAAAGTTTAGTGTAGTTTGCGATGGTACTAATAACACTACAGAGGACGTCGAGCAAAATAAATTGAACGGCCGAATCGTGGTAGTGCCAACAAGATCGATTGAATTCATTGCGATTGATTTTATTATAACAAATAGCGGCGTATTGTTCGTGTAGTGCATAAGTATCTGATAGATATTAGGAGAAGATAATGGCAGAACTTACATTTAGAAGCCCGGGGGTAGGCACCAGAGAGATTGATCTGTCTGGACCCACAGCGATCAAACCGCAAGGGACTCCCGCCGGCATTATTGGAACTGCTTTGCAAGGTCCAGCGTTTGTACCCCAAACCGTGGCAACCTGGCAAGATTTCGTGGCAATTTTTGGAGCCACGGATGGAGAAAAGCTGGGACCATTAGCGATGTACGAGTGGATGAAGAATTCACGGGCTGGAACATTCCTGAGGGTTCTCGGGGTTGGTACCGGAGTAAAGAGATCGACGGCTGGGACTTCAGACTCAGATGGAAACAGCATTGAAGCCGGTGGCGTAAAAAACGCTGGTTTCACAGTTGGGCAGAGATTGGTAAAAGCTAACGGCTATGTGGGTGATAATCCATATACTGTAGAAAACTGTCAGGTGAAGGGTCGAACCTATATGCTCGGCGCTTTCATGTCAGCCTCTGCAGGTAGTTCCTTATTTACAGATACGGGACTCCAAGAGCTTGAAGCGACGGCAAACGCTACTGCAACATTAACAGTCGCTGATGCTTTAGCAATACCAACCGGTGCCGGCGCAATTATCAGCGACGGGTCAGCTATCACATTGACGGGACTGTTCTTTACTATATTCGCATCTGGTGATCTGGATACTCGGAGCTTCACCATCACGTTTGGTACCACTGGAATGGTCGGAAATGACGGAGTCTCGCTGGATGGTCAGACATATACGTTTAAATTCCATCAGGGGGCCGACATGGCCAGCGAGACCGTCGGGACCCATGAAGTCGCTATATCCTCCACTGCTGGTGGCGCGGCCGACAGCATGACAGACGTTGAGGATGTTGCCATCAGAGTTGTCAAGGTGCTCACCGGTGAGAGCGACGACCTCGATACGGACTGCGACTGGAGCACGACCTGGGCTGAGATGACAAAGTTTGGATCTAGCTGGAACTTATGCGACACCTCCGGTACCGCCGGCGGCGATATCGCCAGCGTATTTACAGCGGCTAGCCAGGGGACAGGCGGTGCTGGTCTTAAGATACAGTTACGCGGTTCGCAGACAGCTGATTCCGGTACTGTTACTGCAAACTTCGGCGCGTGGGGTGGTCCTCGAGTAGCTTCTACAAGTGAATGTGTATTGACCACAATCGATGCGTCCATTGCCACAACTGTAGGCGCACAAACGGCTGGATTCACGGCTGGTACCACAGCGGGTGCTGGCGCCAACGCGGCAACTGTTGTCTATACAACTGTTGGTGGATCTGCATCAACATTGACGGTAAATGCCGCGTCCGATGGAATTCTCGTCGGAGCCGCATACGACTCTACAGCCGCAGACTTCAACACGAATGTAGCGACTTTGATAGCCACTGCAGTTGATACCGCTGCCGACCCCGAAGCCTCAGCGGCGGCTGTGGCAGCGGTTGTCACCGTTACAGAGAATGGCACTGGAGTCACTGGAGAGACAGGCAACCAAGCCAAATTGGGAGCCACATCAACAAATACCGGAGTATTTACAGTTCAGGGTGTATCTGGCGCGACGCTTGAAGAAGATTTCACAGGAGGAGCTCCTGGATTTATAGACGCTGTTCCAGTCGTACGAGGAGTATTAATGTTCCCATCGGGAGTCATTGGTTCTCTGAGTGGTTCTGGATACACCAACAATGCTCCAGCTGCCGTCGCCGCAACAACTTGGACAGATACAGCAGGCGGATGGGTCGGGGACATCAATATCAGCAACGTTCAGAACTATCAATTTACGCTGCTTTTAAATGGCCACGCAGATACAGAAGCATATCCCAATAGAATTACTGCTTCGCTATCTCCGCTGAGCCCATCCTATCTACCAAATATTCTTAATACGGATCCCATGAAGATTCAGCAGGCTGGACACTATCTATATAATTGCTATACCGTCCACCCCAACCTCGCGGTAATTACTGGATCCGGAGTTCTGGCTGGTGGGGAATATTTCATTCGAAGCGGTTCCGGTGACGTTGAGCCGGTAGTTTTCTTACTAACAAGCTCTTTGGACAGAAATGCTGGTTCGGCAACGAAGCCGAATTACGAAGGATTCCAAGATCGGTTCCGTACCGGATTTTCACCCTGGGTCATGTCCCAGAAGTTTGGATCAGACTATAAGAACCTGTTTAAAGTTCACGCTATAGACGATGGCGAAAATGGTAGTAATCACTTTCGCATTCAGGTGGAGAACCTTAAAAACGGCAAGCTGGATAATTCTTTTGGACAGTTCGACTTGCTCGTTAAGCGAATTGTTCCACCAGATGGAGTCCCGCCAAGCGAAGATTCCGCAATAGAGACTTACAATGGTGTAAACTTAGATCCTTCTTCGGATAATTACATTGCTCGTAGAATTGGTGATTACAGCATCTATTATGATTTTGATAAGATGGCTGGAAACCAACGCGTGGTCGTAGAAGGCACTCATCCAAACGTTTCGAGGTTCATCCGAGTACAAATGCATTCAGATGTTACTAATAGAAATATTGATAAATCTTCACTTCCAACCGGTTATCGTGGACCTTTCCACCTCTTGACATCAGGATCGTCTATATTTACCCTAGACGCCGCATGTCAAGCGACTAGCTATGGCGGTGATGCCAGATATATCAAGTCTGGATCGACAACGGGGCGGTTTAACGTGATCAACACGCCACCCAATCCGCAGAGACAGAACATATCGATCGGAACCGATCCCTCTAGGGAAGTCAACTCAAAACTTCCGTGGGGATTCCAGTTTGAATCGCTCGATTCGGCTACCGAGCCTAATCGAAACTCAAATATCGATGAAAGAGTAATGGCTTTCACCAAATATTATCCGCACTTCCAGACGCTCAACAAGGCTGCTTGGCAGGGAGATAATGCTGGTGCGTTGGATAGTGCAGGTTCCGTCTATGATTCAGATAGATTCAACCAAAACGTCTTTACCATGGAAAGAATTCAAATTCACACCAAGTCAACAGGCGATGTGGTAGATTCCAAAGAGTGGGCATTCGCTGCCTATCGTAGAAATGGTAAGCTTTCTGGTTCTCTTAGAAAAGAAGATGGTACTTATGACCAGGGAAGATTCCTTAACGTTTCTAAGGACTTTGATGATCCAGCCGCGACCAAATTCCTTAAGTTCACTTTCCCAATGCAGGGAGGATTCGATGGCGTTAACATCTTCGATAAGGAGAAGTCAAAACTATCTAACCTGGCCGCTGTACGAGAAATGGACGATGAGAATCAAGGGCAGGCTGATGGACCAACGGTTAGAACATACATGAAGGCTCTCGATGTTATGGCTGAAAAGTCTGATGTAGATGTTCAAATCCTTGCAGTTCCCGGCATTAGGGAAACCAAGGTTACGGACCATGCACTGACGAAGACAGAAGAGAGATTTGACGCTATTTATATCATGGATATCGAAGAGCGCGATGCAATGAACAATGCAGTTACTGCATCCAACCTACAAAATGTTAGCGTTGGAAACACAGTAGATAACTTTAAGTCGCGAGTTCTAGACAGCTCATTTGGAGCTGCTTACTTCCCAGACGTATTAGTTACTGACCCAACCACGCTGACAAATGTTCGGTGTGCCCCGTCAGTCGCGGTCATTGGAGCTTTCGCCCACAATGATAAGGTTGCATATCCATGGTATGCACCAGCAGGATTCACCCGCGGCGCTCTCAAAAGAGTGGTCCAGGCTACAGTTAATCTGAGTCGTGGAAATCTTGATTAACTTTATGATGCGGATATTAATCCCATCACTAAATTCCCCACGTCTGAAGGGGTCGTTGTCTTCGGTCAGAAGACGCTGTTGGCTGTGGCTTCATCTCTAGATAGAGTCAACGTCAGAAGGCTTCTTATTGATATTCGAAGAAAAGTTCGCAGAATTGCAGATACATTCCTCTTTGAACCCAATCGAGAGGATACTCTAGCCAGGTTCTCTGCAGCTGTTAATCCAGTTCTTACTAGAATTCAGCAGCAGCAAGGGCTTGATAGATTCAAGGTTATTATTGATACCACAACTACCACGCAGGCAGATGTGGAAAACAACACAATTAGAGGAAAGATCTTCTTGCAACCAACGAGATCTATCGAATTTATCTCTCTGGACTTTGTTGTTACCAATAATGGTACAGAGATTTAGTAACTAACATGCTAAGCTTAATAATTAGAGATACAGAGGAGTAATAAAATGGCAGAAACATTAGCAGTTGGAGATATGCTTCCCAATAAATTCGAACCCAAAAGAAAATTTCGGTGGGTATTCGCAATTGAAGGGATTGATGCATTCTTGATGAAGGCTGCGGCCAGACCTAACGTAACAATTTCAGAGCAAGAAATCCAGTATATTAATAGCCGCAGATATTTGGCTGGAAAGCTCAATTATGATGCGATCAGCGTCACACTATATGATCCAATTGCGCCCTCAGGTGCCCAGCAGGTAATGGAGTGGGTTCGAACTCACACTGAGACCGTATCTGGGAGATCGGGCTATGCAGACTTTTACAAGAGAGACTGCCAGCTCAAGATGCTTGATCCAGTTGGAACAGTTGTGGAACTTTGGGACCTCAAAGGTTGTTTTCTAACCTCTGCAGGATTTGGCGATCTAGATTACGGCACGGAAGATCCGACCGAAATTGCACTGACAATTCGATTCGATAATTGCGTACTGCAATACTGATTTTTTAACCCATTTTGCTCCATATTAAAAAAGGGGAAGCTTTTGCTTCCCCTTTTATTTTACAAGCTACATAATTATAATTTGAATTGTATGGTATCTTGTTTATAGGAGTACATGAATGTCAGAAGAAAAAACCGATAGAGGTAAAAGAAACGAAGTGTTTACGGGGCCCGCCAATCCACAGGGGCTTCCATCCAGAAATGTAATGGCAGAAGACTTTGGATTTGAAGTACCTGTTGAAGCAG